ATGAAATCAAGAATGACCGTGATGCCAGCTCCAAAGGAGCTGCGTTCGAAAACGAATGCACTACAGTTAATCGATGAGATTTTGGTTGCCCTGTCCCGGGGTGGCCCGGGGAGGGGGACTTCCTTCTTTGCAAATAGCGAAAAGGCCACTTACTTTCGTAAGTATGCGCATTTTCTAAATCTGCAGGAAGTCCCAAAAGGCGAATGCCGCAAAAGCGGACATTTCGCCTTTCGCGAGGAATCTGTTCTCTTCGCTTTGTATTTTGCACGATCCTACTTGGAGGTTGTGCTAGATTCATTGCCAAAATTGAACAAATTCCCGTTGGAGGATCAGTTGATCTTCTTTTCAATTGCGAAAAATTGGCCCAGAGCGATGTTTGTTAAGTACGCTAAGTACGTGACGGCATGGCCCATGGCTAAATTTCTCAATAACGACTTGCCAGCTAAACCTGAAGGCTTCAAAGGAAACCCTCTGTTTACTGGAAAGGTCAAGCGTCTATTAAAGTCGCGAATTGTCTCCAAGTCCGAATCTTCGGCTCGTCTCTTCTTCGGCATTCTCCAAGGAGTAAAGCGCGGAGCTGCACCTGTCGGTCCCGACTTTGTCGAGGCCGCCATGATCAAGCACCGCAAAGCTTTATCTTCGGAGCCGAGGGGTATAGAGCCCGATTCGGATCACCTTGCGCGATACCTCGATGTTTTTGAGAAGTTTGCTTACCCAAAAGAGCAGCTTTTACAGCCGTCTTCTTCGGCGAGCTTCCAATCAAAAAGATCTGAAGGTGGTGCGAGGGAGTACATCCGGTCAGGATTCGAGCCGACGCTCGTAAAATTTTACGAGCATCGGCCCGGTCAAGCTGAAGAGATCTGTGGGCGTGAAACGCCGACATTTCATGAAGCAGTGAGCCTCGCGAGGGACGGGTCACGTAATGTGATGGTCTCCGCGGTCCTAGAACCCTTGAAGGTCCGATTAATCACAAAGGGCGATTCTTATCGCTATTGGATTTCTCGTTACTATCAAAAGGCGCTATGGAGCTACCTGCAGCAATTTCCTCAGTTTGTCCTGACTGGACGTCCTCTTTTCGTTGGTGATGTGCTCGAACTCCTAGGTCGCGAACGTAAGTTAGGGTTAGAATTTCCTAGTTGGGTTAGTGGTGACTATGCAGCCGCCACAGACTCACTGGACATTCGACACACCAAAGCTGCGTTCGAGGCCTCGCTCAGAAGTAGTCTTTTCAGAGCGTCGCCGGAGGTCATAGATGTGCTTCGTTCGGTTCTATACGAACAAAGAATCCATTACCCGGCGAAGTATGGCTTAGAGCCGATTGATCAAACAACCGGCCAGTTGATGGGCTCGACGTTGTCGTTTCCCATTCTCTGTACTGTCAACATTGTCGCCTATTGGCGTGCTTTGGAGAAGTACCTAAACCGTGAGGTCGAGCTTCGCGACTTGCCTGTCTTGGTGAACGGGGATGACATCCTGTTCCGCTCGGACAAGGCATTATATGACCTTTGGCTCAAACAAATCAAGGACGTTGGGTTTGAACTCTCGTTGGGCAAAAATTACGTGCACGATACATTCTTCACTATTAATAGTGAATTGTATTCGTACAGAGGTAAAAATTTGCACAAGCTTGGGTTTCTAAACGCAGGTCTCTTGACAGGGCAATCTAAGATAACCGGACGTGAATCCGCAAAACTCACTCCCATTTGGGATTACTATAACGAGACTGTGCACGACGCAGTGGATCCGATAAGGACTCACAGACGTTTTATGCATTATCATCGTCAAGCGATCTCCAAACTGACATTAAAGGGTCAATATAACCTTTTTCTGCCATTCGAGCGAGGCGGCCTAGGTTTCAAGCCAATCCCTGGCTTCAAATTTAGGGTTACGTCGTTTCAAAGGCGTTTCGCACAATATCTCCATAATAGATTTATTGACGACCCGCTGGTTATCAACAAAATCGCACTCGTTTCGGAAAAGAAAACGAGCCGATTTATTTTGTACCACAAGCCACAAATCGTTATTGGCCACAAATGTGGTCCGCAATTGAAAAATATTGTTTCCGTTCGTGAGAAGGAAGTCGACACGCCCGCACTCGCACTGGAAGGTGCCGAACCCGAAAGGATCGAAATGAAAGTTCGCTTACCAAAAGCGAAGACAATTCGAGACTTCAGGCGCGGTACATTCAGGCGAATGGGTGGCGATGTTCACTCTTTCCCATGGACACCACTGGAACAAGTTTTCGTCGTTCCAGAGAGAGTGGGCGATATCGTTGTCGAGACTTATGGCAGTCATGCCGTGGTCATCGATGGCACCTATCGCAATGATCCCGCTTTTAAGTGGGGCTCACTCTCTCCAGACGTCGAAGACTAGGTACTTCGTTTATAAAATTACCCAAAACGGTATAATTCCGTGCTAAATTGTTGAATATTTGTTTGATAATACTCCACTTATTAGACATCTGAACCAGACCTATTTGCTATTCGACATAAATGCCGACAGACTGCACGGGTGCAGTAGGTAAACGAAGGTACAGTCGCTCCACTTTGTTCGGAGGGCTTACCCATATGAACAAAAACAATAAGAAAATCACCAAAAAAGTGAGAAGCTCTAATTCCAATCCCTTGTCTTTCGCCGTTTCCGGTGGGACAACGAAACGTGGTAGTCGGGTCGAGAATGGGTCTGACACTTTTGTCAGCACCGTTTCCGGCTCCGTCAACTTCGCTTCGCAAGGTTTCCAAATTAATCCTGGGCTCGATCTTCGTAACCTTTCGCTTTCAAAAGAAGCGCAACGTTACGATCAATACGAGTTCCTCGATTTGAGCTTTGAGTTCGTACGTTCAAAGGCGGTCACTACGACACCTGGTATGGCTGGCATGGCCGTGGACCCGAATCCAAATTCGG